ACCATTGGAATATCCCTTTTTTCTCCGATTGATTTTACTAAGTCAATCGATATATTAAAACCTGGTTGAAAAAACGGTAGTATTTGCTCTAGGATTTGTAATCCATCATCTTGTAATTTTACTAGAATATTCAAATCAAAACCAAGATTATATGGAACAGGCATGAATACCTTTTTCATTTTATCACCATCATCACTATCTAATGCCTTGAATGTTTGTGTAATACCTGCCTTTCTTGTAGAATCATAAGAAATATTTGTAATCTCAAAAGACATTCTTGGTAGTGTGATTTGAGTCGCTTTATTTAATTCTGCTTGCTGCGTAATTCTTGCTAAAAACTTTTGTCTTGGTCCATATGCAATTGGAACTTTAATATCAGATATAACATTTCCAGCACTATCATCGTGACGAACATGAATATCATTAAACAGTGTGCCAAACGCAATAACTGTCTTTCTTATAATTTCGTGATAAAAATAATTGCCTAACATTAGAAACTACCAAATGGATTTGACTCAGTGAAGTCAATGATTAAATCTGCTTCTGATTCAAATATGTCGCCTTCATTATATTTATCGTCTGTGTCATCATCGAAATTAGATACGCTGAATAGAGCACCTGATGTAAGACCCTTGATATCTTCACCAGCAAAGAATCCTGTAGTTGTTGTTCCAATACCGACATTACCTACTTCAAGAACTCCTGTATCAGCATCCCAACTCTTAACTCTTGCCTGTGTTCCAGAACGCATTCCTTGAACTATCTCATTGAAGAAATAAGTACCAATGCCACTGATTGTCTCTGGATCAGCGATTGTAATTGTTGGAGATCCTGTGTATGCTGCACCAGGATTAGATACAAATATTGAATTTACTTGATTGAATCCGTTACCAGCATCACCTATTGATGCAATACCAACAGCTCTATCAGAAGCTATACCAGCATTTGGAATTGGAATAGTCACTGTGGGAGCAGTACCGAATCCGATACCATTATCAGTCATAGTAAATCTTATTATACCATTTGATGTAGTGTTAATAGAGCAAGTTGCTGCTGCCCCAGTTCCACCACCACCTGATATTGTAATCGTTGGTGGTGTAGTATAGTTTGCACCAGCATTAGTCAATAATATTTTATCTATTGATGTGACATTTGCTATTGAAGTTGTAAATGCTACAGCAGTTGCATTATCACCCGTCGATCCGCTAGGTGATGTGCTTATTGAAACAACAGGAGTCCCTGTAAATCCTGAACCATCATTATTCAAGAATATTTCACGAATATATCCAGTTCCAAGTACTGGTGTTGTGGTTGCTGTTCTACCAACACCAACTAATTGAAGGGTTGCAATATAACCTACATCATCAACTTGTGTATCAATCGCTTCAATAGAGGTATCAATAACCTCATCTTCGTATTCAAAGAGTTCACACTTAAGTTTATAAACGTAATTACTTCCTAATTGATAAAAAGGTTCTTCGTGTTCTACAAATTTAATTTCAAATAATCTTTGACCTAACGGAAAAAATACTAAGTCACCTTCACGAGGTCTTGATGATAACTCGATATCATCATCTGCATCCATAAATGGTGCAATAAATTCTTCAAATCTTTCTTTTGAAATGGTAAGAGTTACTTCGTCTCTCAAACTCATACCAAACTTTGTTAATACATCTCCAGCACCTGCATATCCATCATAAGTATCAACATATGCTTCAAGAGAAAAATTATCATCAAATTTTGATGCGGTGACTTCTTCTATAATTGTTGATTGATTAACAAACTTTCTAGGTATGAAAGTTATTTCAACACCATAAATTTTAAGATGTTCATTAATTAGACTCTGGACTAATCTTTGTTCTCCTCTCGAACCTTGTAGAAAATGTGGATTTAATGCCATTATTCATCACCCAATGAAGTCTAGAGGAGGAGTCTCGTAGTCCATCATCATCCTTGACCTGAGTTCCTCTAACTCTCTGACTCCATCATCATATATCTCCCTACCATTTAATTCTATTCCACCAGGTAATTTAGTCCCTCTAAACTTGATTAAGTTCATACCCCACTGTTTTTTCATTAATGCAACGAAATATCTTTTTACAAATGGATCATTATATACCTGATTATATTCTTCAGGGTCAAGTGCACGAAAACAATCAATTACAATAAAATCATCTTTTTGTTGTGCTCCCCAATCAATATCTAAGTATAATCTATCTTGTCTTTGATTAAACCTTATTTGTTTATCAGTAGTAAGTAAAAAATCTATGTCTTCAAGATATGTTTTAGTCATTGCATATTGCAACAAATTAACAGAGTTAAAATAATATAAGTCGTTTAAAAACAATTGATACTTTATACTAAACATTCCACCTGAAATAGAACTTGTATCAAACTTGAATATTCTGTTTACACCAACCACATGGTCAGGAACTGATATAAAATTGGAAGTCTCATAAAAATTACTTGATACAGTTCCTGCAGTATTTGTAGATATACCTGATGTAGTTACTATACCAACACCATCAGTTCCTTTTGCTGTACCTCGATCAATATCTTCCTGTGTTATCTTATATTTCAAATACATTCTCTCAATGCCATTGTAATGACGCTCTTGATATAATTGAAGAGTGTCATCAAGTGCATCGTGTATCTGGTCAGTATCAAGGTTTATCTCCAATACAGGATAACCCAGTTTACGTAAACCGAAGTTTATAAGTTGTCCTCTACTGTTTGGTGCTGCCATTACTCTCCGTGAGATTTGCGATTTCCTCTAAAAGTTCATGCTTTTCCTTTTCATAATCATTTTTTAGAGTTTGGAGTTTTGCCTCCAATAGAACGTTTTGATTTAATGCTGCTGCTAGTTTTGTATGATATAAGTTCACTAATACATTAACATCTACTTCACTGTTTTGTTGCATTTAGAAAGTTCCTCCATCTAGGGTTGAAGTCCAATGTGGTTTGTTTATATAGACGTTGGTAGCAGCACCTGGCACAGATGCTAGGTTTGCAATTGCACCACTCTGACCCTCTCTTCTTAGATTATTAGTTGTATTAAATGTTCCCTCTACACCAATCAAATTAACAGAATTACCACCTGTTACTGCTGATTCAACCACACCAAAAGCACCTGTGGTATCTTGTTTAATAATATCACCAACTGAAACTGTTATAGCAGCACTTAATGAACTTAAAGTAATTTTTGTAATCGCAGTTAATACTTGTTTTGAAGTAATGACTGGTGTTTGTGGATTATTTGTAGATCTCTGTAGACCAGTATCATCAAACCAAACAACACCACCAGAATTAAAGTCACCTGACTGATAGTATATTCCCTTAATATCTAAGAAACCTCTTGTTCCAGTTACAACACTAGCTGATATAGTTGCATCAGGAACATAAGTCCATCTACGACTATTATCACCGTGTGTACCGTGATTGCCTGTTCCAGCACTGCTGGAGGCGATTGAACTGTCATCTAGACCAAAGAAACCATCGGTTGAGTTCGCAGTTCCTATACCAGTATTATAAGTAAATCCAAGTCCACGGTCAGTATTAGTATCAGTGGCATGTACGACTGTTATTTCAGTCTGTGTGCTGATTCCTGCAATCGCTGTTCCTTGGAAAGTAAGAGTCTTAGTTCCAGTATTGACATTAGTAACAGTTGTTATACCACTTGCAGAGAAACTTGGGTGTAAAAGTGTATCATCAACTGAGATACCTGTTACTTGATCGACTACGACCTGTGTTGCACCCGATGCCATTGTTGACATCACAGTTCTTGTACTTGTAGTGTCACCAACCATCATGATTGGGTCATTAACAGTAGTCTGAGTTGAGTTAACTGTAGTTGTTGTTCCATCAACTTGTAAGTTACCTTTGATGATAACATCACCTTCATTACTTAATCCATCTGGATATGGGTCAATGAATATTTTGTTATCAGCACCAGCTAATGAAGCAATAATATTATTTTGAATTCTAATATTTCCAAGTTTAGAGTTTCCACCTGAAACTATTAAATCTCCATCAACATTGACTTTACTGCTAGTAAATCTTACATTTGCTCCAGCAAATTTTAATTCATCAGTTCCGTCCTCATCATACTCTATAGTTGCATCAGCAGTTGCTGTTCCATCTGCACCTCCACCAAATCCAAGTTTAGTATCATCGGGAACCATCACCTCACCAGAACCATTTGGATTGAATATTACATCTCCATTATTATTAGTCGAAGATAATGTATTTCCGTCTAAAGTTAAATTATCTACATTCCATATGTCTATTTTTCTATCACTATCAAGAATTGCTACTAATCCACCATCTGTATTTCTTGTATTTGTTTGACCTGCTAATTTACCAGGTTCATGCTCCATCATTGATGTGTAATAATGTCCTGCTATCGGATTAACATTAGCACCATCATCTCCTAAAAATACCCTGTCTTTATATTGATTAACACCGCCAAACTGACCTATACCAGTCACGTATGCCATCTCACCCCAATTCAAACTCGCTGGTTTGGCTGTACCAGATGAACGTTTGATTCTAATTATACTAGCCATTT